AATTCTTTCAAATATTTCATCAGGTATATCCGTACTTTCTTTCCCTTGAACTTGATTACACCATTCTCTAAAATGATTTATTCTTTTATAACAAAAATGAGATGTGTCCTTGGTATTTTGTTTTAATATGGGTCTATTTTGCTCTACTAATAATAATTCTTGATATCCGCAAAAATTACATACTATTATAGCATCATATTGAAGACACGTCATGGTATTCTTACATACTTTGCAAATTTCTATATTTTCTTCTTCAACATTTCTAATATATTTATTATTAATTATAGCCATATATTTATCTACTAAAACACTTTTATCGTGTATAGTGTTATTATCAACACCTTTATCTTCTTTAAGATTATTAGAATATATATCACCTTTGTCTTTATTATCTTCACAACTATATAATTTTTCATCGTTTACTTCGTTTACATCGTCTACTTCGTTTACTTCGTCTACTTCGTCTACTTCGTTTACCTCATTCTTTTTATCATTTATATTATTTAATGCCTCTAAAATATTTTTTGTATTAACATTTATACATTTTTTTTTGCTATCTTTTTTATATATTTTTGATTTATTATTAGAATCTTTTAAATAATTCGTATGTTGATTAATATCTGATTGTTTGTTTACTGTATCATAATATTGAAATAATATATCACTCGTATTTTTATAATATTCTATTTCATCTAACTTGTTTAATTCGTTTAATTTTGATTTAATATCTAATATTTCTTCGCTCAACTCTATATTACTAAACCATAATTTTGTATTTAATTCCTTGTCATTTGTACTATTTATTATATTTAATATATTATTTTTCTTATCTACGCATATATTAAGTTTATTATTATAATATAATTTTTCCTTATCACTTTTTTCGAAGTCTTTTATGATATTATTATGCATAGCATCTAATGTAAATGTTTCATTTATATCAGCTGATACCTTTTTTTTTGATGACTTCTCTTTAAACATCATTATATTTGAATTATAAATATTAAGGTTTATATATAAAATAAAATTAAGTTTGTGTTATATAATCTATATTTTTTTCTCCTCTAATAGTATAAAGAATATAGCGTAAATGGGTGGTGGTCTTCTTCAATTAGTTGCTTATGGTGCCCAGGATGTTTATTTAACCGGTAATCCTCAAATTACCTTTTTCAAAGTAGTTTATCGTCGTCATACTAACTTCGCTATGGAAGCTATTCAACAAACTTTTAACGGAAATGTAGGATATGGAAATACTGTAACTTGTCAAATATCACGCAATGGCGATTTAATTAACCGCATGTATTTACAAGTTTCCGTGCCAAAAAGAACTGGTACTACTGCTACCGACTCATATGTCAACTTCTTAGGTCTTCGTTTAATTAAATCTGTTGTTATTGAAATAGGTGGTCAACAAATAGATAAACATTATTCTGATTGGTTATACATATGGAATGAATTATCTTTACCTATAGGCAAAAGATATGCTTATGAAACTATGGTAGGTGCCGATAAAGATATATTATCAACCAGAGATAGTACTCTATATATACCATTAGAATTCTGGTTTTGCCGCAACGTAGGTCTATCATTACCTTTAATAGCTCTACAATATCACGAAGTTAAAGTTAAAATAGAATTTGAATCTAAGGTCAATTGTATTTTATCAGGCACTACTGCTGATAATATAGCTAATATAACTAACGCATCTTTATGGGTTGACTACATATTCTTAGATACTGATGAACGCAGAAGATTTGCCCAATTATCACACGAATATTTAATCGAGCAATTACAATTTACTGGTTCAGAAACTCTTAATAAAGGTACTAATAGAATTAAATTAAACTTCAATCATCCTTGTAAAGAATTAATTTGGGTTGCTAAAAGCAAAGGAGCTTTCAAAAAAGACAGATGGTATGATTATAATTTTGTCTCATCACCTGTTACTGAAGAAAACGCACTAAGTAGAACAAGCAATTATATATACCAAGTTGACCCTGCTGAATTCAAAAATCCCTTAAAAAGTGCTATTTTACAATTAAATGGCAATGATCGTTTCGCCGTTAGAGAAGGATTATATTTCACTCACGTACAACCTTATCAACATCACACCAATGTACCTGTTAATAACCCTATCAACGTATATTCTTTTGCCTTAAAACCCGAAGAACATCAACCAAGTGGCACACTAAACATGTCTCGTATTGATACTGCCACCTTAATGATTGAAGCTGAAGACCCTGGTTCAACAGCAACCAATTATACATACGATGGTATTAATATATACGCGGTTAACTATAACGTATTACGTATATTATCCGGAATGGGTGGTTTAGCTTATTCTAACTAATTTAATAAATGTGTTATATATTTTCCTTTTTTTTTTCTCCTCTAATAGTATAAAGAATATAGCGTAAATGGGTGGTGGTCTTCTTCAATTAGTTGCTTATGGTGCCCAGGATGTTTATTTAACCGGTAATCCTCAAATTACCTTTTTCAAAGTAGTTTATCGTCGTCATACTAACTTCGCTATTGAAGCCATTCAACAAACCTTTAACGGAACTCCTACTTTTGGCAATCGCGTAACTTGCCAAATATCAAGAAATGGTGATTTAATACATCGTGTATATTTATCAATAATTGATTATACTTCAACGGGAACAGTTTGTCCTTATTTCGGCCTTCGTTTAATCAACTATGTCGAAATTGAAATAGGTGGTCAAAAGATAGATAAACACTATTCTCACTGGATGTATGTATGGAATGAACTTTCATTACCTCATCCTAAAAAAGAAGCTTACAAAACTATGGTAGGAGCTAATAATACACTTGCTGCTCTCACCAAAGCCAATTTATATATACCATTAGAATTCTGGTTTTGCCGCAACGTTGGTTTAGCACTACCTTTAATTGCTCTCCAATATCACGAAGTTAAAATTAATATTTTATTTGAAGATAAAATTAAATGCCAAGGATCCACTACTGCTATTGCTGAATTATCATCTGTGAATTTATGGGTAGATTATATATTCTTAGACACTGATGAACGCAGAAGATTTGCCCAATTATCACATGAATATTTAATAGAACAACTTCAATTTACTGGTTCCGAAACTATAACCGGAAAAAGCATGAAACCTAAATTATCTTTCAATCATCCTTGCAAAGAATTAGTATGGTTCTGCTCTTCAGATTTTGACACCAATCAAGATGTTAAAAATAAAAATTGGGTTAACTATTCTACTGAAGTTAACGGCTATGCCGGTGCTGTGTCTGAACTATATAAACCAACCAGTGCTATAACTTCTACAAATCCTATTGAAAGTGCTAAACTTGTATTAAACGGCAATGATCGCTTTTCATCAAGACCCGGTTCTTACTTTAACTTAATACAACCCTATCAACATCACGAAAATATTCCATCTAACCCCGGAATAAATGTTTATTCATTCGCTTTAAAACCCGAAGAACATCAACCAAGTGGCACACTAAACATGTCGCGTATAGATACTGCTGTTCTAAATTTAGAATTAGATACTATCTTTGCTGCTACCACTTTTGCCAAAAACCTCAATGTATACGCGGTTAATTATAACGTACTACGTATATTATCGGGTATGGGTGGTTTAGCTTATTCTAATTAAATAATTTATTACATTACTAAATTTATAAATAATAAATGTTGTTAAATGCTATAATATTCCTTTTTTTTTTCTCCTCTAATAGTATAAAGAATATAGCGTAAATGGGTGGTGGTCTTCTTCAATTAGTTGCTTATGGTGCCCAGGATGTTTATTTAACTGGTAATCCTCAAATTACCTTTTTCAAAGTAGTTTATCGTCGTCATACTAACTTCGCTATTGAAGCTATAGAACAAACAGCTACCGGAAGCAATTCACTTGGTTCTCGTGCTACTTTTCAGTTAACTCGCAACGGAGATTTAATACATCGTATTTACTTCTATGGAAAAATTAAAAATAATTCAACCGCAAGCGTAGCTTTAGTTCCTAATTTTGGACAAAAATTATTAAAAACAATTGAACTTGAAATAGGTGGCCAACGTATAGACAAACATTATTCCGAATGGTTATATATATGGAACGAATTATCTCTTCCTTATGGCAAACGCGAGGGTTATTATAAAATGATTGGTGGAAACAAAGAAAATGCTTGTACTTTACTTGCAACAACAAAATCATATGAATTATATGTGCCTCTCGAATTCTGGTTTTGCCGCAATGTAGGTCTCGCTTTACCTTTAATCGCATTACAATATCACGAAGTCAAAATTAATGTAGAATATGAATCACAATCTAATTTAATTGATAAATCAACAAAAAATTCTACTTTTGAAGCAGCTACTGTAAAAAATTCTACTTATACCGGTCCTAATATAGTTCTCGACGCTCCAAAATTATGGGTTGATTATATATTCTTAGATACTGATGAACGCAGAAGATTTGCTCAATTATCTCATGAATATTTAATAGAACAACTTCAATTTACCGGAACCGACAATATAACTGCTTCTGCTAATGAAGATGGTATGAAAAGTATGCGTATGAATTTCAATCACCCTTGTAAAGAACTTGTATGGGCTATTAAAAAAACTGACACTGATGTTTATTGGAATAACTTTTCAACAGCAAAACCATTGGATTTGAATGATGCTACAGCATCACCTAATGATTATATTGCTTCAGAAAATCCTGTTATGCAAGCTAAAATAATGCTTAACGGCAATGATCGCTTCTCGCAAAGAAAAGGAGATTATTTCTCTTTAGTACAACCTTATCAACATCACGAAAATACCCCCGACGATTACCACAAAGGTATAAACGTTTATTCCTTTGCTATTAAACCCGAAGAACATCAACCAAGTGGAACTTTAAATATGTCTCGTATAGATACTGCTGTTCTATCATTATCTTCCAAAATCGAAGGTTCAATACATATATATGCTGTAAATTACAACGTTCTTAGAATATTATCCGGTATGGGTGGCCTCGCTTATTCTAATTAAATATTCTATTTGTTGATATCCATAATAGAATATTTTCATTTTTCAATTTATAATTATTGTCAATAGATAATATTATATTATATAAAATTTTTGATATTTGTATTGATGTCTTATGGATATCTTTATTTGACCAATTATTTTTATTTCTTTCATTAAAATAATATGAAATAATATCTTCTAAATAAGGCAAGCACCTTTTATTCATTGAATTGGTATATTTATACGCATTTATTTTATATCTCATATACAAATATTCTTTATCTGTAAGACTTTTGTAGTAGTTTTTAAAACTTTTCTTAATCTTATTTATTGTTTTATTATAATCATTATTAAGCTCATAACTAATTTTTTTAATTAAATAATATTTTAACATATCACAATTATACTTGTTTCTCTTTTCTCTCACTATACTTTTGAAATTTGTCTCATTTTTAACAAATATATTAGACGACTTATTTATCTCACTCAACTTTTTGAGTTCACAATAGCCTTGCAAATACTTAGCAATATTTGCAATGTAATCCTTATCAGTAAAGTTCATAATAGTATGTTAGGCTTTAGCTTTATACTGCTTTGTAAATTAACATTCTAATAGAAAATAATCATTTTTTATATAATATTTGTATAATAAAATGATAAAAAATAGAAAAATAATATATAATATATAAATTATTGCCATTTTCAGGCATTTGC